TGGACAGTTTGCACTCTATCCCAACAACCGAATACGCATTTATGATAATAGTTTAACTCCAAAAGAACCAAAAACACCTGATTTTAAGGTTTCGACACGGTACTATCAGGTTGAAAACAGTTATGAACGACTCGCAATGGGCAATGAAGATGAATATTTTTGGAAAACAGCACAAGAACGGGATAGCAACCCCGTAAAAAGTTCTGATTTTAACGAATCAGGAGCAAAAAATGGAGAACACTGAGAAAAAAATGCTGAGAGAGATTGCAAATGACAATCAAACTCCTAAAAAACATGATTTTTCACTTCAAAAAGAGTTACATTCTAAAATTCGTAATGATGAAGATTATGATGACTGGGAATATGGAACTGAGCCAATACCTCTGTCAGAATTTTAGTTAAAAATTACCCATAAATAAGTTAGAATTTGTATCATACATGCCTCTAGAGCGGGTAAGTCAAGGATTTAAAGACATCAGTATGTCATTTCAGGTTAATCCCTTAAATGATGATCTAATTGCTTTGAAAAATGAATCTGCGATTGCCCGCTCAATTCGTAATATTGTTTTTACTTTTCCTGGAGAAAGATTTTTTGATCCAGATTTTGGTTCAAATGTAACTCGTTCTCTTTTTGAAATTGTTGATGATCTTACTGCTATTACAATTAGAGATGAGATTGAAAATTCAATTCGTAATTATGAACCAAGAGTAAGTCTATTAAGTGTAGAGACAATTCCAGACTACGATAACAATGCATTTGATGTTGTTATCATATACAGAATCATCGGAGCGGATATACCCCCTCAACAGTTAGAATTCGTCTTGCTGCCAACACGATAAATGCCACTTCAAAATTTCACTGGTCTCGATTTTGACCAAATAAAACAGACTTTAAGAGACTATTTAAAATCAAATTCCAATTTTACGGATTATGATTTTGATGGATCAAATCTATCGTCAATTCTTGATGTTTTAGCATATAATACTTACATTACCTCATACAATGCTAACATGATTGCAAATGAGGTCTTTCTTGATAGTGCAACTTTAAGAGAAAATGTAGTTTCTCTTGCAAGAAATATTGGATATCTGCCAAGATCAAAGAAATCTTCACGAGCATCTATTAATTTTTTCGTTGATACAACAAATATCTCACCAACTCCATCCACACTGACACTTAAAAAAGGTCCCGTCGTTGCAACGGGCAGTCAATTTGCAGGGCAATCTTTTGTTTTTGGTATTACTGAAGATAAAACAGTTTCTGTTACTGACTTAATTGCAACTTTTGATGATTTGGAGGTTTATCAGGGCACAGTTATCGATCAGAGTTTTGAATATTCTTCTAGAAATCCGTTTCAAAGATTTATTTTACCGAATGCTGGAATTGACTTAGACACTTTGAAAGTAAGTGTAAAACCAAGTAATCTTTCTACAGTTTCAGTTAGGTATACAAGACAAGATAATCTATTTGATGATAAGTCTGGGTCGGTGATAACCGAAAATTCAACAATTTATTTTATCAATGAAGTTGAAGACGAGCAGTATGAACTTGTTTTTGGTGATGATAAGTTTGGAAAAGCATTAGTAGATGGAAATGTTATAAATGTCTCATATATTATTACTGATGGAGATTCCGCAAATGGTATCAGTAACTTTACTTTTAGCGGATCAATAAATTATACACGAAATTCTGTTCAGTATACGGTTACAAGTGGAATTTCATTGATTTCTGCAACTTTACCGTCAAGTGGTGGTGAACAAATCGAGAGTGTTGATTCAGTTAGAAAGTATGCACCTCAAGTTTATTCAACTCAAAACAGAGCTTTAACTGCAAATGACTATGAAATTTTAATTCCTAATAAAATTTACCCAGAAGCAGAGTCAATTTCAGTATTTGGTGGGGAGGAATTAATACCTCCTCAGTATGGAAAAGTTTTTATTAGTATAAAACCAAGAATTGGCGATTTTGTCCCCAATTTAATCAAAGAAAATATTAAAAGGGATCTAAAAAAATATGCTGTTGCTGGAATTGTTCCAGAAATTTTAGATCTTAAGTATTTGTATATTGAACTCAATAGTAAGGTTTATTATAATAGTAATTTAGCACCAAGTGCATCTTTTGTATCTACTTCAATTCAATCTAATATTAATAAATATGCAGAATCGTCTGACTTAAATAGATATGGAGCAAGATTTAAGTACAGTAAACTTTTAAAAGTAATTGATCAGAGTCACTCTTCAGTTACATCAAATATCACAACCGTTCAAATGAGAAGAGATTTAAGATTAACTCTAGATGGTTTTGCAGAATATGCTGTTGATTTTGGAAATGAAATTCATATTGCTTCTATGAATGGATTTAATATTAAATCAAGTGCATTTAAAGTTGTTGATATATTAGAAGAAGTTTATCTAACTGATGTTCCAAATTCAGATAAAAAAACTGGCAGCATATCATTTTTCTCGCTTTCCGCACCAGGATCAACCACTCCAATTATTGTAAGAAAAAATATTGGAAAAATAGACTATCAAAAAGGTCGTATTACAATTAATCCAGTAAATATTATTTCGGGAAAAACAAAAGACGGACAGCAAATTTTAGAAATATCTGCTATTCCAAGTTCTAATGATGTAATTGGTTTACAAGATTTATATTTACAACTAGATAGAAGTAGCGTCGAAATGATTGTCGATGAAATTAGTTCTGGACTTGATCCATCAGGTTCAAATTATAAAGTAAGTTCAAGTTATCATAACGGAAGTATTGTTAGATAAAAAATGACAGAAAAGAGAGTTCAATTTAACAAAATTGTAAAAAATCAATTACCATCTTATATTCGAGAGGAATTTCCATTAGTTGGTGAGTTTTTATCTCAATATTATTTGGGACAAGAGTATCAAGGAGCTCCCATTGATTTAATTCAAAATATTGATTCTTATATTAAGTTAGACACTTGTGGAAAAATTATAAAATCAACAACTCTCTCAGGAGATATTGATTCTTTTAATACAACTATTACAGTTGAAAATACAGAGGGATTTCCTGCAAATTATGGACTCATTAAAATCGACAGTGAGGTAATTACATATACCAGCAAAACAAATGTTTCTTTTGTAGGATGTGTAAGAGGATTTAGTGGTATTACATCTTTTACAAATCCAGATAATCCAGAGGATTTAGTTTTTTCAACCTCTATAGCGAGTGATCACTCGGACGGAAAATTGGTTGAAAATCTTAGCGTTTTATTTTTAAATGAATTTTTAAAAAAAATTAAAAAACAGTTCCTGCCTGGATTGCAGGAGAGAGAACTTACTAGTAATTTAAATCAATCTCAATTTATTCGCCAATCAAAAGATTTTTATTCAATTAGAGGAACTGATGAATCCTTCAAAATTCTTTTTAAAGCACTTTATGGCGAAGACGTAAGTATAATACGCCCAAAAGATTATATTATTTCACCTTCAAATGCTAGTTATAAAAAAACCCGTGATTTAATTGTAGAATCTGTTTCTGGTGATCCATTTGAATTATTAAATAAGACTCTTTTCCAAGATCAATTTGAAAATATTTCAAAAGCATATGCTCCAGTTTCAAATGTAGAAAGAGTTTCTGTCGGTATTTTGACGGATTTCTATTACAAAGTGAGTATTGATGGGTCATACACTCAAAATGATGGTTCTGTTGAATTATTATATGGTAATTTATCAATTCATTCTAAAACAAAAATTATTGGAAATGTTGGAGTGGGTCAAACTTTTATAGACGTTGACTCTACTGTAGGATTTCCAAAATCTGGAACTCTATCATTCGCATATAAAAGCGGTGTAACAGGAGTTGTAACTTATTCTGACAAAACTGTTAATCAATTTTTAGGAATATCAACCACTGCTATTTCTAATATAATTTTAGATAATGCAAACATTGATCAGAATACTTATGCATACGCAGCTGGGGCTGGGACAACTGATGGTATTAGAGTAAAAATTAGATCTGTTTTAAATAAACTTGAGATACCAAATACTACAAAGTATCAACAGTCTGGATCTAAAATTAAATTTAAAACCTTAGGGAGAGTTTCTAGTGATAAAAAGGCAAACATATGGTTATTTAATACTGCACAGAGTTATGATGTCTCATCATTAATTCTTGTTGATGCCACAAATGATATCTTTAAATTAACAACGATAGATGTTAATATTCTTAGAGTGGGTGATGCAGTTACTTTAATTAATAATAATAATATATCTCTTGATAATAAATTTATTGTTTTTGATGTTTTTAACAATCAAACATGTTTAATTAGAGGAAAGGGAATTTCTAATACATCATCAATTGTTAAAGTTAGGAGAACTATTACTAAAATTGATTCCAGTTTACATCAAAATCTTAATAAAATCTGCTCAAATGTACAGAACGTATATTTAGACTCTGGTAAAATTCTTGTTGCTTCTCAATCACTCCCTTCTTTTGGTGAACCACTCTCTCCAACAGGAGTTAAGTTTGGACCCAAAACTCAAAAAATAACATTTAGTGGAACTTATAATAAAAATGATGAAACATTAGTATTTACAAATATTATAGATCATAATTTTTTTACAGGTGATGCAATTTATTATCAACCACAAAAAGGATCTGTTTTGACTACGACTACCACTGGTTCTGCACCAGTGTTACAAGAATTTGTAATAAGTTCTCTATTTAATGAAGGATTATATTTTGTAAAAAGAATAAATGCTACTAGTTTAAAATTTGCAAAAAGTAGATCGAATATTTACAACAATATTTTTGTAAAAGTAAACACCGGTGTTAATGATACGGTAACTGTTAACGACAACATCATAGAAAAATTTGATTATAAAGGTAAAAATATTGAACCACAAAAATTATTAAGAGAAATATCTCCGCCAGTTAACGATGGAAAAAAATATGAAACAACAGTTGGATATAATGGAATTTTAGTTAATGGAGTAGAAATTTTAAATTATAAATCAAAAGATATTGTTTACTATGGAAAAATTAACTCCATTGAAGTTGTATCGGGAGGGAAAAATTATGATGTGGTGTCCCCACCAGTTTTGAGTGTTGCAGATTCTACAGGAATTGGTGCTACTGGACACTGCTCAGTAAAGGGATCTTTCTCTGAAATCAGGGTTTTAAATTCTGGTTTTGATTATGTTGAAGTCCCAACCATAAAAATTGCCGGTGGTAATGGGTCTGGAGCAGCAGCAGAGGCAAAGTTAGTTACGATTCCACATGAGGTTGTTTTTAATGCATCTGGAGTTGGAACTGCTGTTGCAATTGGATCTACAAGTTCTTCAATTGGATTTTCTACCTATCATAAATTTAGAAATGCAGAAAGAGTAGTATATAAAACTTTTGGTAGAGAGGCACTAGTTGGTCTTGATACTGGTGCAATATATCATGTGGCAGCAAAAGATGATTATACCGTCAAACTTCATAAAACATTAAATGATGCTGTTCTTGGAATTAATACAGTAATATTTACAAATTACGGTAGCGGTATTCATGCTTTAAGTTCTTTGAATGGAAAAGCAATATTAAACTCTATTTCAATTATTAATCCAGGAACTGGATACGAAAATAAAAAAAGAACTTGTGGAGTTTCTGGAATTAATACAGCTTTAGATACAATTACAATTCCAAATCATGATTATAAAACAGGAGAAATTATTAAATATTCTTCTGATGGCACTCCAATTGTTGGACTCTCTACATTATCAGAATATTATGTAACTACCATCAACGAAAATACATTTAAACTATCTGTGGTTGGGGTTGGGACTACCACAAGAGATTTTTATTTCAATACAAAACAATATGAAAATTTAACCTCTGTCGGAGTGGGAACTCATAATTTTAACTATCAAGAAATTTCAGTTGAAGTTGTCGGGAAGGTTGGAATTTCTTCAATTGCAGGAGAAACCTTTAAAGCAGTTGTTCAACCCATTGTTAGAGGTGAAATTACATCAATACACCTTTCGAATAATGGTGTTGGATATGGAGTATCCGAAGTGCTTAATTTTGAAAGATACCCCTTAATTAATGTATACTCTGGTAGTAAGGCAGAATTAACTCCCATAATTTCTCAAGGAAAGATTTCTAGTGTGGCGATCAATAATGGAGGTAGTAATTATAATACACCACCTAAACTATCAGTTTCTGGTATTGGGACTGGCGCAATCCTCACTCCTGAAATTGTAAATGGAGTCATTACATCTATTAAAATAAACAATAGTGGAGTTGGATATGGAGTTTCAACAACATTTATCAGTGTTCAGGCAGCTGGAGTTGGTGCAGAGTTTAAAACAAATATTCAAAATTGGAGGGTAAATGAATTTAGAAAGAATTTTAACAATTTGACTGAAGATGACGCTTTTATATCCAAACCTACTAATATTGATTTTGGACTTCAGTGTTCACATGTATATGCACCAAGAGCTTTAAGAAGAGTTTTATATGCAAATGATGCAGATGGAAATATTTTATACGGTAAAAAAGATTTAACACTGATAAATG